TATCACCTGATACTGCTGAAACTCTACCACCTATTGTTTGTGAGTCTACTCGTAGTGTATCATTGACTAATATTAAGTCTCCTGGTAATACATCGAAATGGTCAAAGCCTGCAATGTATGTTACGACTTCTGAGTTAGTTGCTTCTGTTTCAAACATCCATGCACCGTGCCATAACGCTTGTTGTTTACTTGTGCAACCTGTAAGTTCTATTGTTGTTTCACGTTCACCGAACTTAGTAACACTTGCTGAATTCTTGTATTGAACGTCTTCTGTTCTAAAGAAGTTGTCAGGGTTGTTCCACTTAACGTTGATTACGTTAAAGATATTATCTATTGAACCTCCTTGATAAATCATTTCTCCAGCGTTTGCTTGATTAACTAATTTCTTGATTGTTGGTGTATAAGAACCAAATGCATAAGCATGACCATCATAAATCAATCTTGGATTACCATTTAAGTAAACAAACTTAGCAAAGAATGAGTCTGCAATCTTTTGTAGTGCTTCGAACTTTGATTCTGAACCATAGAATATACCATTAAATCTAGCCGCTGTTTGTAATGCTGAACCAGTTGGGTTCTGGTCACACCATAGTGCGGCATTGTATATGTCTGCAAATAATTGTTCTTTTTGTTCATCATCTAATACGATATCATTACCTAAGCCAAATGTAGTATTTGTAAGATAATCAAAGAACACCCATGCTGGATTGTTTGTCCAACCTTTTGTTGAACTATAGCCTGCGGCTTTCCATGTAGCAAATGATGTTGAGTTACCTGAACCTGGTTCTTCTAGTAAATCTCTACCACCTACAAAAAAGCCTAGTTCGCTTAATTCAGTTTCGCCATCACCTTGTGCTGGTCTGTATTTTACTTGAGCAAAAGAAACATTACTTGCTGTTAAACTATTTGTAAATCTAAGTGCTGGTATGAACTTTGCTTTTAGTGTCTTTGTATTTTGTGTTGGTTGTGTGATACGACTTGGTGATACTCCTCCTGCAAATGGTGTAATCGTTGTTGCTAAGAGCGGAGACAGAGCACCGTTAGTTGGCTGTAAACCATTGTAAGTGTTACCAAGACCTTGTGGGCCTGTGACTGTAACTACATTACTTGAACGTGTTGCCGTAAAGTTTGGTGTGCCAACAGTGTAACTGTTTATAGCTACTTTGATTTGTTCTGCTATATCTGATGTTGATCCACTAGCTGTAATTGTGTTCATAATAAGTTTACCACGAACTAATGCTTTAAACTTGCCTGAACTCCCTGTAACTGTGATTGTGAATGAAGGAGCCGCATAATCTGTTATAGATTGACTTCTAATCACCCTACTTGATTCCGAAGCACCTGCACTAGAACTTATCGCAAAACCTATTGTAACGTCACCTGTGGTCGCCGTAGAGCTACTAAATTTAAGACCTGAGTCTAAAGTAGTCTGTAAGTTAGCTTTAGTGCCTATAAGTGTCATTGCGGCAGTATTTCTGTTTGATGCACTAACTGTGCCTAGAACTGTAGTAACGTCTACAGTGCCGTCTGTTACTGTAATAACAAGTGTATTGTTAGCTGATGCATCTGCATTTGTAACTGTTACTTTTGGTAGTGTAACTGTGTCTGCAACACCATCACCTGAGTAAGATGAGTCTACTGACATTTCTGCAAATGGGACATCTGGGACTGCAGGGACTGTAACTGAGCCTTGCGTTCCACTTGTTCCGGCAGTGCCTGCAGAACCATCACCTCCACCTGTGCCTGTAGTTCCTGCACTACCTGTAGTTGTGCCATCTGTTACTAATAGTGGGGTTGGGGGTGCAACTGTTGAGAAAGCACCTGAAATAACTTCTTTGTAACAACGTGCTAGTTCTAGTTCATATGGATCAGTTTCTGGCTCTGCAATATAATTTTGAAAGCCATGGTCTGGTTCGAATAATTGAAAAGGAGTCTGTGTATTTCCGCCTACTGAATATTTCTTTTCGAAATCATTCATTGGTTTGCATACATCTACTGCATGTAAAAATGTATTTGTAGATATTGAAAACTCATCTTCGTCTTCGCCATCAAATTTGTTATCTATCCAAGCATATACTTTTACTTCGTTTGCCGCTTTGACAATCTGGTCTGGATACGTATCTAAATAATCTCTTAATGTAAAGTTATCAAACTTAAATTTTTGTAAATCTGTAGAATTACAATCACCTTCTGAACCGTCTAATGCACCTATCTGTTGTGAGCCAGCATTTGGCCCTGTAACTATTGCACCAGAACCTGCATTCATTTCTGTTAGTTTAAATGATTTTGTATGTTTATGTCCGCCTATCTTACGGTTGTTAACAGTGTAAGCAAATTCATGTAAGACAAATTCACGTGAACAAAGTGTAGTTGTTAAAACAACATAAACTCTTACTTCGCCATTGTCTCTTGTTTGTTGTGTTGCTGTTTTGCCGTTTGGTGCTACAGTAACAGCTGGTGTTAAACAATCTAAATTACCAGAACTTGCGATTGGTCTTGTAGTGCCACAAAGAGTTATGTTGCCATCTACCGCTGTAGATACAGTTTCTATTTCTTTGTAGATACCATCAGGGAAAAACGTTGTAACATTTATTTCATCTACACTTTCATCTACTTCTGCAAAATCGATTGCTGTAGAAAAGTAAGGTGTTGTTTCATCTTCTCTACGTAGAGGAGCACCTTTACCACTAACAACTGAAGCCGCTAGTGTTGGGGGTGCTGTAACAGTAGTAGTTGTCTTTGTTGTGCCACGACTTTCGAAATGCACTGGTGGGGGATTGTGTTGTGTATATTTGATTAGACCATCTGATGGGCCTACGCCACCTGTTCCGCCTGTTCCACCGTCACCTGCTGTCCCACCTGTTCCGCCTGTTCCACCTGCGCCACCATCATAAGTAGCACCTGTTTCATTAAGTAGTGAGTTAAATGATTTAGCTTCCCATTGACCTGTATCATTGTTCCAGAAAAGAACATAGTTCTCGCCTTTAGCGGCTGTAACATCACCCAAGTCATTTAATAGTTTTTGATTAGTTGGATCATCTACTGCTTCAATCTTTACACCATCTGCTTCTTCTACAAGTAATGGATTGAAATCTGTTATTGTTGCAGTCTGTTTGCTACTTGTTCCATCACCTTTTGATATTTCGAATTTAATGTCTTTGAAGTTTGCTACACTTGTATTTGGATCGATAACAAATGAATCATTGATAACAACTTGTTTTAGATGTTCTGTAGTATCACCTGTAAAGAATGTTACATTGTTATCATTTGTTCTTTTTGCTACACCTATGATAGAACCTTCTGATATAGGTATTCTAACTTCTTGTGTAACTTTTTCTGCATCTATATCGCTTGGCTTTTGTCCTTTGTCAAACTGTGTATTTGACATTCCTACATGACCATAAACAATCGGAATAACACCTGCATCGACTTGTTGACCCATGTCTATGCCTTCGTTAACTTTTGTTTTTTCTCCTATTATCATCTTAATGATAGTAGAGATTATTGCTGGTGCGCCTTTTTGTTTTACGAAGTTGCCTATTTGAGATTGTTGTATCTGTTGTAGTAACTTAGTTTTTACAAAATTGTCTAAGTTAAAATTAAACATCTTCATATTATATCTCCAACTTTCTTGCACTTGGTTTATTACCGTTCTCTGTTCCCAGTGAAGCAGTAAGTGTAAAAACCATTTGTTCGGCTGATAGTTCATCTACTGATTTTACAAAGTATGTTTGCGGATCAATAAGTGTTGGTGTGTTAAAAAACAATCTCATACGTTTTACTTTTAAGCCACGATAGTCCATCATTGTAAAGTTTGCTGTTGCCGTTGCCCAATCACTTATTGCAAATAAATCATGAGCCGCTATCTTTAGTGTTGGTTCTGCAACTTGACCTGTTAAGTCTGAACGTAGATTGCTTAAAGAGAAATCTATGTGTTGAAACGTTCTTTCTGCACCATCCCATGTAATATCTAAGTTAGCATTGCCTGAACCTTCGTTCTCTTGTGTGTTTGCAACGTATACTCTATTAGATCCACCGATTGCACGAAAGTCAAACTCCATGAGTTGTCCAATAGCTTCTGTGGCAAGTTTCTGTGCTTGTATTTGTGGAGTAGAACTCATAAATCAAATACCTCTATCATACTTGCTGTAACTGTTCTTTTATCATGGTCTGCCATTTGAACATCAAAACTTTCTAAGTAGAATTTGCCTGCTGTTCTTAATAATTCGTTTGCTGATATATCTATGTGACCAGCATCTTGTAATCTTGCTTCATAAAATAAAACTAGTGTGTTTGCATTTGATTGAGATAGATTGTCATGCTGAACACTTATTGTTATACGCTGATGATTAATACCTAATGGTGTTCTTTGTATGTAGCCGTCGCCAAACTCCACTAGTCTGTGAAACGGTTGTGCTGAATAATTTGTTGAAACTGATAAGCCATCTTGAAACGGTAACGCTGACATTATACTAACCCTCCAAAGCGTGTGTTCTGTCTAAGAACTGTATGTGCTGTTTGTAGAGCAATACCTTCAATGTATTGTCTCATTTGTGATGATTGAAACTGACCTGTTGACGAACCTGCGTTTACTCCACTTATGTTGAAGTTCACCGCTGAATTTGATGTTAGAGCATTTGAGGCTAACGCACCTACGCCTGCACCAGCACCTGTAACTGGGTCTACTAATTTGTTTGGATTAAGTCCTACTGGCAATTCATTGAACTCCATCTTTGAGTTTTCAACTGCTTTTGATATTGGATTAACCATCTTCTTTGGTAGTTGATCCATTACTTTACCGATATCTGCAACTAAGTCTGGGATAATAGAATTACCTACTGCAAAGTCATAGAAATCATTTAACTTGGCTTTACCACCATCAACCCAACCACCGATTGCGTCTCCGGCTTTTGTGAAGCCACCTGTAACTTTATCACTTACTGCACCACCAAACTCTTTGACTTTACCGATACCACTACCGATGAAATCAATCATGCTTTGTATCTTGTCAATAACTTTCCCGATTGTTCCAATAACTAATTCAAACGTTGGTATAACAACATCAGTCATAACGTTTGCTATGCCTTCAAATGCTGATTGTGCCAATGGTGCGATTGTTTCTGCTAGTGGGGATAATGCTTCTGCAACTTTGATTAATATATCAAATGCCATCTTAAATGCTGGGACAAGAATATCATTAAAGATAGTTCCTAGTAGTTCAAATATTGGAGATGCTTTTTCCATACCACTTGATAGTGATGCGATACCATCTACAACAAATGTAACAGCTTGTCCTAGTTTCTCACCAAGTGCCATTGCTAAGTCTTCATTGTTCGTAATAAAGTCTGTCATACGTTGTGCGGCTGAGTTAAGTGCATCTGAAAGACCACCTTCACCAACGGCGATTAAGGCATTGTTACCTGCGATACCTAAGTTAGAAAGAGATACTGATAAGTTCTTAGATGCTTTTTCCATACCACCACCAAAGTTCTCATCGAGTCCTTTAAGTAGTGCATCTTTAATCTTAGCGGCACCTTCTGCTGATTTACCAAACTCAGAGATTTCTAATCTTGCTAATCCTAGTTCATCTCCTAAGATTTTAAAGACTGGAATACCTCTATCAGCGAGACGGTTTAGTTCTTCTAGTCCTAAACCGCCCGATGTAGTTCTTGAAAACAAATCTGTAACAGCATTCAATGACCCTATTCGGTCAGTAGTAACAGACGCCATATCACCAAACGATGTTAAAAGTTCTTCGGTTGGTTCAATACCCGATGACTTTAGTTTGATGAATGTCTCTGTTAGTGTTTCGATATCAAAAGGAGTTCTTGTTGCAAAGTCATTAATAAACTTAAATGCATCATCGCCTGCTTTTGCTGAACCAGTAACGGTATCAAGTGTTGTTTTCAAATCCTCTGCACGAGAACTTGCTTCAACAACTGATTTCGTAAATGCAGTAAGACCACCTATTGTGATGGCTCCTGCTAGTAGACCTTTTAATCCTCTAAAAGACCCACTTGTTTTTTTGATTGACTTGTCAACCTTGTCAAACTGTTTATCTAGTTTCCCCACCTTTTTATTCAGTGGAGTCATTGAATTAGATATTGAGTTTAATTTACTGGTTGCTTTGTCGAGGGCTTTAATTTCAATTTCAATACTTGTGTTTGCCATTTCGCTTACTCCGTTTTTCTTTCAACTTAAAATACTCAGCCCATCCAATAAATTCCGATGCTGACATCTCCATAATCTCGTTAACAGACTTGTGCAGTAGTTCTGCTAGTTGATACAGGAAATATGTGTCAACATCGGCACTTAGTTTTTTGCTACATTCTCCGCTGTAGGTTCTACATTAAGAATGTGTGTAGCCATACGTGTAACAACATCTGGGTCGATTGAATTCATCATGTCAAATTTGTCTGCACCGACAAACATTTTTTTCCCATCTTCTGTTAACGCACGTTGAATAAGGACAGTTGCTAATGCTTCCGCGATTTTATTTTCACGGTGCAAAGCAACAACCTCTTCGGTTTGCTTAAGTGTTGCACTAGACTTAAAGTAGATTTTACAATCCCATTCTGGGCATTCTACCCATTCAAGTTTATCTGTAAGTCTAGTTTTAAAATGCGTTTTCGCATTATTGATTACGCTTGTAGTCATTTTATACCTCTTGTGAAATTATATTATTATGATATAGTTTCAGTTAAAGCACCTGTTCCTGTTACTTCGAAAGTAACACCGACTAAATCTGCTACACCAACTTCTACTGACCTTGAAGTTACGATACAATCACCTGAGTATTGAACTTGTGCAGATGAACCATCATCAACTAAAACTGTTAGTGTGATTGCTCCTCCGACTTGAATAGCTGTATCAGTATCGTCAAATACTGCTTCAACTGTTCCGCTCCATGATTTTAGTGAACCTACAAACGTTTTGTAACCTGCGTTACCCATCGCTGTAGTTTCTAGTGTATCTGCTTCTTCATTGATAGTGAAAGAAGTGATGTTTGCAAGATTGTTCAAACCTGCTGATATTGAACCGTCTTTACCTTTTAGAACTGCCATTGTTTGCTCCTATTACTGTTATTTGTCTAAATCACCTTTGGGGTGAATATATTCTACTTGCACGATTATTTGAACCGCACCTAATGGAAAACTTACACCTTCGTCTGTATTAACTTCTGTTATCACAGTGTCGGATGCAAATCCATTTCTTTTTGTATCTTCATACAATTTCGTTTCAATGTCATCTAACAGTTTGTTTCGGGCAGTATCTAAAAACTTTCCTTTAACAAACCCTGTTAGAATGAACTCTACTGTTCCTTGTCTTGATGCTCTGCTAATGTCAGATTTTCTTTCATTACCACTTAACACTAAGACTGCTGGAACTTGAGCATCACTTAACTCTGATGGATCGAAAACTTCACGTGTAACAAATCTAACAGATTTAAGTTCCCTTAACTCTGAAACGATGTTCTTTGCAATGTTTTCTCTATAACTAGTTTTGCTTATGCTCATCTTAAGTCCTTTTCTAACTGTCTAGCGAAAGTCTGAATAATTGATTTTTCTTCTGTGCTGGTCACACCAATAAAGGGTCTTGTTTTATTGTTATGTTCAGCTTTCAATTTTTCTTCCCTTCTCTTAAAGCCCACAACAAGTCTGTTGCGACCTTTACGTTCAACATCTAGGTTTGATAGCATTCTGCCTGAAAAGTTAAGGTCTGGTTTAGTGCCTCTACCTTGACTATTTCTAAACTCCCGATAACCGGGAGAATATTGTTTAAATGCTCCTCTCAACCCCACTCCACGTGCTGTTCTATTTAAAATAGCTTCACGTGTTTTCTCTCCACTTCTATTTAGAGCAATTGGAATAGACCGTTGTAGGTTATCCGCAAATCGCTCCATGTCTCGTTTAAATTTACTAGCATTGATAGTAATCTTTGCCATTAACGAATGATCCGTCTAGTATGAAAAGGTTGCTTTTCAGTATCTTCGACTACACCATCATTGTCAAAATCGTAATCAACTCCGTCTCTCAAAATAGAGTTAAATTCTTCATCAAACTTTTTACGATAGTGCATCATCATTACTTGAAACCTGTCTTCACTGCCTTCATTATTCCACTTTGTAAGCATGGGTAGAGCGTATTCACTTAGAACACGATACACTGCACAACGAGTAAATTGTGATTCAGTTAAACGAGCATCAATCATTTCTAAACTAGGGAGTGAACGAGATATATCAAAGTTAGTAACATTACGTGAACGAACCCACCACTCATCACGCAATTTACGTAATATATCATCACGTGCTTTTGCATGTTCGTCAGTAAATTCATCGATACCGAATGTTAAGATATCTGGCTGATATTTAATCAAATCAGCGTCAGTTGACATTGCCATTGTGCGTTCTCCTAGTAGCGTTTAAGAGAGGGGATTGCTCCCCTCTCAATCAGTTAATCAATTCAGATTATTGAAT